AGCAACCAATGCCGATAGCATTAAGACTAAGCATGGTCTTGCTATGCGGTCGGTTAAGAGCAGATTTTGGACAAACGATTGGGAGAACTTCTATAAGTTCTTGCATGAGCATGAAGCTCCCGATTTGCTTGAGAAAAGAATTCATCAGACCAATATGAAGCAGTTTTTGGAAGAGAATCCGGACTTGCATCCCGCCGGTTTAAATGTGGATCGCACATACGCTATCACTATTAGGAGAAGCAAATGAGTAACGTCGCCTTATTTAATAACCAACTGCCCGACTATCTTAAGGAAGTCGAACTTGATGATGTAACCAAAGCCCTATCAGGTGGTGGTTCACAAGTTAAACGCATTGCGCTTGGCAATAACAAGTTTGTGCTTAAAGTGGATGGCACAGAAGTATCCAAAACCAACACCGGCAAGCTAGAAGTTGTTATTGTTAATGCTTCCAAGCATATCTCAAGGACTTTCTATGCAAAAGCATGGGATCCAAAAGCCGATGCTGCACCACCTGATTGCTGGTCTAACGATGGTGAGAAGCCTGATGCATCTATCAAATCACCTCAATCATCAGCATGCGCTAACTGCCCACAAGATATTAATGGGTCAGGTCAGGGTAATACCAAGGCATGCCGTAAGAACCGCCGTATTGCAGTAGCTTTGGCGTCTGATTTAGATGGTGATGTCTATCAAATGACATTGCAATCCAAGTCTATTTTCTATGACATGAAAGACCCTGGCGATTTAGAGCACATGCCATTTAACCAATACGCTAAGTACGTTGGCTCACAAGGCTACAACTTAAATAGCTTGGTTACTGAGATGCGCTTTGATGAAGACTCAACAGTTGGTAAGTTGTTTTTCAAACCGGTGCGATTCTTAGAGCGCCATGAATGGGAGCAAGCCAAGAAACTTGGTGAAACTCAAGCTGCTAAGAGCGCAGTTACTATGACAATTGCACAAGCGGACGGTATTAAACCTAAGCTAGCTGCACCAACAGCAAAGGCAGAGGTAGCCAAAGTTGAAGTTGAAGCAGAGTCGATCCCTGAGCCTAAGAAGCGTGAAGAGAAAAAGGCTGAGCCGACTGCTAAACGAGACTTGAAAGCCGTGATGAGCGGATGGTCCACTGACGAAGAAGCATGAGTCTAAGAGGTTATAGTCTCCGTCTTGTTGAAGCAATAAAAGCTGGCAACCCTCGGCACCCCGGGGTTCGCCTTGGCAAACATTGCATTGCAAAGGGTATACCAGTATCACAGATAGCTAAAAAATTTGGCGTCTCCCGTATGACTATGTACACATGGTTTACGGGTGGTGGTACTCCACGCAAAGACAAGATTGAACTAATAGAGAAAATACTAAGCAGTTAACGTCTACGGGGACAGCTAGCTCGACGGAGCGAATCGGGATATTGCCGAATCCCTTGCTGTCCTTATTTTTTCGGTGTTGAGGAACTATGGCAACAACAGATCTATTGACCGCAGTACTGGCACCCGAAGGAGAAGGGTGGTACTGCATAGTTGGCTTACGGCAAGACGAAGAAAGACCAAAGCAGTCATTCCATCAGACACTGGCTGAGGCGGAAGTGGAAATCGCCAAGCTATTGCAGGATAACAACAATGTGTACTTCGCTTGCGCTAAATATAAAGACCCCAAAGAAGGACGGGTTCAGCCGAATGGCGACATCATTAAAGCGTTTTGGATAGATATTGATTGTGGTGAGGGTAAACCTTATGCAGATCAAGCTATTGGTTTAGATGCGTTAAAGCAATTCTGTAAGAAGATTAATATGCCCCTGCCTTCTATAGTTAATTCAGGGCGGGGTATACATGCATATTGGAGATTAAAGACTGTAGTTACTCGGGCAGAGTGGCGCCCAGTTGCAGAGCGACTCAAGGCGCTTTGTGAAGAACATAACTTTGCGGCTGACCCATCTAGGACCGCAGATAACGCATCTATTTTACGTGTATCAGAAACACTTAATTTTAAAGAAGACCCACCACTTGCCGTAGACATACTAAAGCTACAGCCTGAAATTGACTACGAGTATGTCAAACAAACCATAGGTGTTTTAGTTGCACCTGACTGGATGCCTCGACAGTACAGCGAGTCTGCGTTAGCCCTGTTGGGTAACAAGCAAAGCCGATTCAAAACCATCATGATTAAGACTATGAATGGGCAAGGATGTGCTCAGCTTGAGAATATTGCAATAAACCAAGACACAATTGAAGAACCACTATGGAGAGCAGGCTTGTCGGTAGCGGCGGTCTGCGTAGATAGAGATGAAGCCATCCATAAAATATCCGAAGCACACCCTGAGTACTCGCCGGAGAACACGGAGCGTAAGGCTAATCAGACGAAGGGGCCGTACACATGTCAAACATTCGAGAAACTTAACCCTCAAGGCTGTGAAGGCTGCCAACACAAGGGTAAGATATCGTCGCCGGTGCAGCTCGGATCTGAAATCGCTGCTGCAGAAGACAACGTCATCGTGGAAACGACGGAGACTGGTCAAGAGGAAGTTTTCGATATACCACAATACCCATTTCCGTATTTTAGGGGGAAGAACGGCGGTGTTTATATCGAGATTAGGGATGACGATGGGGGTAGTGACGCAATAAATATATACGAGCATGACCTGTATATTGTCAAACGCCTGCACGATCCTGCCAAAGGCGAATCAGTTTGGATCAGACTGCACCTACCAAAAGACGGCATGAAAGAGTTTGCTATGTCGGCTACAGACGCAATGACGTCAGAAAAGCTACGGGATAAGCTAGGCTATTTTGGGGTCATAGCAGCTAAAAAACAAATGGATGCAATTATGGGATACATGATTGCGTCAGCAAAAAATCTACAACATTCAATGGAGTTAGAAGTCATGCGAGATCAGTTTGGTTGGGCCGACAAAGATCAAAAATTTATTATCGGTGAGCAAGAAGTTTCAGCAGAAAAGGTAGCGTATAGCCCACCTTCAGTAGCCACTGGTTCATTGGCTGATTATTTAAAACCAAAGGGTAGCTTTGAAGAATGGCAACGTATAGTCAAGGTATACGACCAGCCCGGGTTTGAACCACATGCCTTTGGCTTCTTTACCGCCTTTGGCGCCCCATTACTTAAGCATCTCAAACTCAAAGGCGCCATTATTAATCTAGTAAACAATACCTCTGGTACTGGTAAGTCAACTATCTTGAAGATGTGCAATAGCGTATGGGGTCATCCTGAAGAGCTTATGTTGCAGTGGAAGGACACAATGAACTCCATGATTCACCGCCTTGGGGTTATGAATAACCTACCCGTAACTATTGACGAAGTTACCAAGATGAGCGGCGACCACTTCTCAGACCTACTTTATGCTGCATCGCAAGGTAGAGGTAAAAACCGTATGAAACAGCACGAGAATGCTGAGCGTGCAAATGCTACTAAGTGGGGCACCATCTTATTAACTAGCTCCAATGCCTCCTTCTATGACAAGCTATCATCCCTTAAAGCTACCCCTGATGGCGAGTTTATGCGCCTTTTAGAGTACAAGATTGAGCTTACAGGCACACTATCTAAGCAAGAAGCCGACGAGATATTCAATGCCTTGTACGAGCATCATGGACACGCAGGGGTTAAGTACGCTCAGTATTTAGTTACTGATTTAGAAGAAGCCATGGATCTTGTTATGCAAGTCCAGCAGCGTATTGATAAAGCCGTTGATATGAGTAACCGTGAGCGGTTCTGGTCAGCTGTGGCTGCTTGTAATATTGCCGGTGCTTTGATTGCTAAGGATTTAGGGCTAATTGATTTTGATATACATAGGGTATATACCTGGATTGTTGCAGAGCTTAAAATCATGCGGCATGAAATTAAAGCCCCAACCAAGGGTGTGACTGACGCTATCAGTGAGTTTATTAACGAACATCGTGGTACCGTACTGGTAATTAATGACGAAGCCGACGGACGCACTGGCATGGAACAGCTACCTATTGTTGAGCCTAGATGGGACAAGCTGTATATCCGCATCGAGCCTGATACTAAAGAAATGTACATTAACGCCAAGCAGTTCAGGAAGTACTGCACCGAGAACCAGATTACCTTAAAAGATGTGCTGACTTCCTTGGAAGTAGATAAAGCTTACCTTGGGCTTAAGAAGAAGCGCATATCCAAAGGCACCAAGATTAAATCAGGAGCTATTGATTGCTTTGCCTTTGACCTATCGGCTAAGGCGTTTGAAGATGAGCAACTTATTGAAATAGCACAGGATACGCCACAAGATGCTGATCCACGGTCTGAGCTTCAGAGTTAACTGGAAGAATTTCGTGGTTGGGTCATCCTTTTTTATACCTTGTTTGGATACGGAAGGGGCCCTAACCCAAGTTAAACGCACCACAAAGCGGCTTGGGTACAAGATTAAGACTCAAATTGTTGTAGAAAAGGGAATACGTGGGTTGCGGGTATGGCGGATTAGGTAGTATTATCTGGGTGTAGCCCATGGCTACTTCATTTATTTCCTTGTTGGTAACAACTTTAGCCCCTCTTCGGAGGGGTTTTTTTACTACTCGCCGTATTCACCAAACTCAGATAGACGACCAATTAGGCGTTTGTCGTATGTCATACCACCCATAGACTCTGCAAGAGCACGGCGCTCATAACGTCCACGAACAGACTTCAATAAGTTTTTAGGTTTAAGGGCAAGTTCAGGATAAGATTGATTGAACTTAGCTATTTTTTCTAATGTGCGCTCTCTAAGATCCTCGTCGTCATTATCTATAGACATAAAGAACGCATCCTTTAAACGTGCTTGGCGCTTAAGAATATCCTGCTCTATGGTCTTCTTTTCAATGTTAGCTTTTTGACGTTGGGCTAGACGCTCAGGTGCAAAGCCTAGCATTTGATAGCCCGCTTCTACCCCTGTAATATCGCCTAGAAGCTCGTCACCCTTTAGGTTGGTAGCCCGACCCTCAGACATAAACCGAATGCCCTTTAGCGTGTTCTTAATCAAAGCTGGAGAAGCAGTCTCAATTGCTCGGTCTACGTAGCCAGCGTTATATTGTTTAACTGCCTCGGCGCTGTTAATGACCAAGCCTGCTGTTGGACCAAGCAGGTTAATAAGTTGATTCTGTACCCAAGAGACTTCATCTGGGCTCTTACGGGCGTCTCTAAACCATAGGTCGTTTAAGCTTAAACGGTCGGCTACGTTGGCTCCAAATACTTGCGAGATACCTCCTCGTACCAGAACATCCCCAAAGAACCCGCCAAAGGTGTCGTTAGCCCATTCCTTGAACCAAATATCAAAGTCCCAATCCTCGTCATCATCGTCGCCAAATACAGCCTGTAAAGCATTGGCAGTTGCAGATACCGTCCACCATAAGGGTAAACCCGAAGCTCCAGCAAACACTGCGGTAGTTCCATAAACCCCTAACAAACGGTGCTTTGCTTCTTTACGGAAGTCAGCAATGTACTCTTTTAACGCCGACTCTAATTGCTCGGGCGTCATTTTTGGTTCGTTGGGTCTATATAGCTTATGTTCTCTTTCAAGCTCGTCTTTAATACGTGCTTGTTCGTCAGGGGTAAAGTCTTTGTATATAACTTCAAAAGCGCTTCTACCTAGCAAATAAGACATTTGTTGCGAGAACTGCTTAAACTGGAAGAGAACCTTGGGTATGGATCCCTGAAGAAAACGTGGCTTATTGAGCGTTGAGTAGTCAAACATTGACTTATAAGTTAACTCTTTAGCAATCTCAATAGCTTTTTTACGAGCGCCTTCTTCGCTATACCCTTTAACATTTTTGTATTTCTGATAAGCAAGGTCAAATGCGGACATAAAGACTACTTCACGGTTAAACTTCTCAGCCCCATGGAACGTAGCGCTAGCGTACTTCATAACCGTATGCTCAACACCTTGTTCATATAATGCAGATGGTGTTTCAGCCAAGCCAACAATATCATGCGATAGCGTTATATCAATAATGCCGTCGGCCACGGCTCTTAAGTAAGCTTCTTTTTGTGCTTCAGAAAGGATGTCTAACCTATGGGACAGCGAAGGGCTACTAAATTTGCCGTCTTTATCTTTGAAACCGCTACCTAATACCTTCTTGCTGTAGGCAGTCATGGTGGCAAATGCCTTTGCATTACCAAACTTAGCCCCGACAACGGGCAAGCCGACCGCTGGCACACCTAACATATTTGTTATAGCCGAAGCCGGCGAAGTCATGAACCACAAGAAGGACAAGTTACTCAGACGAGCAGCAGTCTTGCCGGTATCTACTGGATTCATGATGTAACTAACACGATGCTCTCTAATTTCCTTCATGTACTCAGATAGAACTTTGCTTTCTTCTGGGTCCATCTCATCAATTTGTGCAGATGCAGCATCAAGCGAGTTGTAAATTGGTCGGCTGTATTTAAACCGAGAGTGCTGGTAAGCCATGTGAAACGCCGACGACGTAAAGGCACGTAGCATATCCAAGTCCATACCAGGTATATTCTCACGGTTCATAAACATCTTGCGAATACTTTGATCTGGTATCTGCAACAAATACAGTTGCTCAACCGCCTCAGTTATATTGTCACGCAAAGATAGCTCATTAGGCTGCAAGGTTCTTTTGTCTTGCGCTGAGGTGTTCTTAATTATGTCTTTTAAAGTTTTTAACGACTCGGCGTTATGTAAGTCTTCAGAATACAGTAGCTCTCTAGGGCTATTTTTGGGTTTAACATGATCTTTTAGATTAAACGCTGAGCCATATTTTTTCTTTAATATAGGTATTGCCTGCTCAATAAAAGCATCACGTTGCTCAGGTGATTCAAACATATAAAAAGAACGATTGCTGCCACTCATTAAACGCACTGAGTATTGACCAAAACGTCGCAATGGGAAGTATGGCTCTATGCTTTGTTCTTGGAAGTGCTTCTTTAGATCCTGATATTCTGGACTTGCTATAGCTTCAGCCTCTGTAAAATTATCAGCCATCAAAGCTAATTTTTTATTCTCAAGAAGCATATCAACATAGGCATCGTACCGACGTTTGTAGAACAATTTAACGTCTTCATAAATCTTTTGACCTTCTGGCCCTATATCTTGCCAAGCATCGTCTATTAGTTTGTCGCCTGTTTTTACGTAGTTACCATTAGCGTCTCGCTTGCTAGGGTCTTTCTTAGCAACCGTTGTATCAATCATTAGTTTGCTCAGAGTCTGAGCTTTTGCAGGACTCTTACTTTGGAACTCTTGCCAAGGCTTAATCTCAGACTTAATCTCTTCAAGAATATTGTTGCGATACTCAAGCATATTCTCAACCGAGTTAATAAAGTCCTTAATCTTGGGTACTTTGTCCCCGATAATGTCGCTAATTTGACGTAAGGTAAGGGCTCCTACATAGACGTTACGCCATCTATCTTTAATGCCACTCCATGTAAGCCTACCATTTAGTATGGTATTCATAAGGCCCATGTACTGAGACGAGTTGTACGGCATCGTACTGTTCATCGTGTATTTACCTGCATTGCTGTAGGCAATAACAGCTTTGTCGTCTTTGGTAGAAGTGCGCATAATAGCGTTAGCGTTAACTATGGTCTTACCTAGTACGTTATCAAGCCCAAACAACTTACCGACTAGCCCAATAAATTTGTTCCACAAGCTAAGCGCTTTACCACCCTTGTACTTAGTTTCATACTTAAGTACCTGTAAAAACTCTTGGAAATCTGGGTTAGACAAAGCTTCAGATACAAACTCATAAATGTTCTCAAAGCCGTACTCTCCTGCAGCTGCCGTACCCTCATACTTCTTCTTAGCGTATTCGTACAGCTCTCTAAGTTCATCAACGGCTAATTTTTGAGCCGGATTCAAAGTATCGTAGTTTGCTGGGATTAAGTTATAAAGCGTAGCTGCGTGCACAACTTCGTGTAAGAACGTAGCGGTGCTCATACCCCCACGGGTCGAATTTAAGTTGATGGTATTCATACCCGAAAAGAAAAAACCTTGCGAGTTTAAATTAGCCACAGCATCTCTGTATGTCTTTAGTAACTGCGCAAATTGACCTGCGATGGGTGGGATTACATCGTCTGTACCAAAGCTAATCTTTTTGCTAGCAATATCTTCAAGCACCTGTAAAGTCTGCCGCACAACGGCTGGGTCATTCAAGTCGCCACGTAAATTGTGCTTTGCAATAAAATCTTTACCCCAATCAAAAAGTTCTAATTGCTGTAAAAACTGAGTGCGGTAGGTTCTACCATTACGCTCAAGATAGTACGCTGTCAGTTTATTTTGCTGGTCTACAACAATATCGGTCGTAAGGTTTAATTCAAGCAGTCGCTTTGCCAAACCAGAAATAAAGTTTAAATATGTAGGCGACTCGGCATAACCAGTCTTTTTACGGATATCAATTTTTTGATCGGCAATTAACTTTAAAGCACCGTTGATGTCATTAGCTTCAATTCGTTCTTGGATAGCAGGGTGCATTATGGCAAACTGCAAAGCATTTATTTGTTTTATTTCTCCAGCGGCTGTGTACAACCCTTTCATACCGGCAGGGATAGCCTGTACTTGTTCTTTGCCAGTCGGCTTGCGGTACAACGACTTTAGATACGATGGGTCTATACGAGAAGCTTTACGGGTATTAGCGTTGGCTAAAGCTTGGTCGGCCCTGCGGTTTGCTTCTCTAAATTCTTTTACGGTAGCCTCAAACTTTTTATACTCTTGCTGGGGCAAGTTATCTTCTATCCACTTCTTAAATAGCTCAGCTTGTTTGGTATCTTGGTTTTTAAAGGTAACTCCAGATGCCTCAGTGTTGGGCACACCTATATCAAACGCAGCCGAGCGCATTGCAAGTCCGTAACGCCATCCAGTTTCAGGGCCAAGGTAAGCCATAGCCGCTTTACCCTCTGGGGTAGACGTATCAATGGCTTTAATAGCACGACTAACCGCAGCTGCAACATAGGGGTCTAGATTAGTTATGTCTTCAGAAGCTTTAAAAGGAAGGACAGCTTCAGCTTCAGCCTCACCAATACGTCCACGTTCAAACTTATCTACAGCATCAGAAAAACGCTTACGTAATTCTTCAATACCACGTCTGGTGTTTAAATTTTTTATGCCAAGTAAAGCGTTTAAAGAATCAGTCTGTTGTTGCACAGACATGCTGCCCATGCGTTGGGATAGCGCAGAAGTTATTGTTTCTCTTTCTTTTGGTGCAATACTTAGCGTATCAAAGAAATTGTTTAAGAAGTTTGTCCTACGGGTAAGCTCAGGTCCGCTTAGTCGCACACCGACGTCTTGTCCTTTTGGTGGCTCTGGTGGTGGCTCTACGTAATTACCTGCAGCATCTCTTTGCCTATACCGAGATACCTGTTTGCGCATTTGACCACCAACAAACTCAGTTACCTCGTCCAAGAAGTTACGTACTTCGTTCTTAAACTTAACGGATTCGGCAGGGTTAGCAGTCGCAGATTTAAGGTTATCGAAGAACGAGCGTAATGGTTTAGTAGGATCATTGGGCGTGCCAATTAGCATCATCCGTGCACGTTCACCTTCGGGTACAGCTTCAATACCCTCC